AATGTGTATGCTCTTTTTCTTTAAATTATATTTAATTATATTTGTATAAAATAAAAACATAATGGCTTATTTAGACGTGATAACTTTAGCGACTGCTAAAAACTACTTAGGTGTTGATACTTCGATGACCGAAGATGATGCCGATATAACAAGAATGATAAAGGGTGCATTACGATATGTAGAGGAATTTACTAACGTATTAGTTTACGCAAGGGATAAAGATTACTTATTCCAAGATTGTGAAGTAAGAGTTTACGACCATCCAATAAATACTTTAAATACACCATCAACTGCAACAGGAACTATTAAACCATTATACACATACTATTCAACAACAGAAAGTACTGATGTTTATTTAAACCTAAATGTTGGTTATACAGATCCAGCAGATGTTCCAGAAGATATAATAGATGTAGCTTTAGAAATGATAGAACTAAACTATTATGGAGAAAAGGAACGTGGTGCAACAAAGAAAGGTTTAAGTCAATTATCAAAAGAAGTATTGCATCAAAATAAAAGATTCTTACTATAATATGAGAGCAAGAAGATTTAGGAAAAGAGTAGAGTTATGGCAAACCGAAAGCTATGAAGATGGATATGGTGGTAATTTAGAAAGTGATTATCTAATTACTACAATGTGGGCAAATATATCGACATTAGACACTAAATCAAATGTTTCATTAGGTAATGATTTAGGAGTAGCAGATAGAAGTAATACAATAGTGATTACATTGCGTAAACGAAGCGATATAACGTACAATTCAGTCAACCAATACATAAAGTATAGTGGTTATAGGTATGTGATTCAGAAAGAGCCTATAAACGAGGATTTTAACAACTCTTATATAACATTATTAGCTACAAGACAACAAATAGAAGAAGTAAGCGAATTAACCCCATTTGATGAGTAATTAGCGTATGTACAAACATTATTTTAATGGCTAAAGGATTAAAGAACATATTAAAATCATTAGAAAAGTTTGGTGATGAGGCAAAGCAAATGATAGAAGATACTACCATTGCAGTTGCACACGAAATAGAAGCCGATGCAAAGAGATTAGCACCTGTAAAAGATGGGTTTCTTAGAAACCAAATATTTACACAAGAAGTTGATCCGTTAAATTATGAGATTGTTGCAGGTGCTTATTATAGTGCATATATGGAATTTGGTACTGGTGGGTTGGTAGAAGTGCCAGAAGAAATGAAAGAGATAGCAATACAATTTAAAGGTAATGGTGTGAAGCAAGTTAATATAACACCACGACCATTTTTATACCCAGCATTTGTAAAAGGTAGAACGCAATACATTGATGATTTACAAGATGTGTTGGATGATTTAACAAAGAAATATAATTGATAAAATGACTAAAAACCTACCAGATAAGTATATAAGAAAAGTTATTTACAACGCTATTAACAATATTGTTGTAGATGGTAAAACAATAAAATGTTATGATTATAGAGTAACAGGTAGATCAATACCTAACTATTACACTATAATCACAACACAAACAAATCAAGTGATAAAATCTAATAAATGTGAGGATGCTTGGCAAAGTTCGGTTTTAATAGATATTTTTACTAAATATAACGGAACAGGAAACACAGGTAGTCGAGTGTTTGCAGATAACATTTTAGATGCAGTAAAAACAGCAACCGATAACTTAACATTAGACGTGGCAAGTGATTTAAGTATTGTTTGGCAACATCAATCATTTCCAAATGATTTAGTAAGTTTAACAAATACAGAAAATGTATTTAGAAAGTTTTTGCGTATAGAGTTCTATATAAATTAAACTTATAGTAACAAAAAAGTGTATAAATTTAATTTATTATATTTGTACTTATTAATAATAAAATAAAAATAGAATGTCAGAATTAATTAAAGGGGATGCAGAAATACTAAGCCTATGGGATGGATTAGCTTATGTACCTTTTGCGTGTTTAACTTCAAGCAGTTTAGCTGAAACAAGAAACGTAATAGAATCCCAAACAAAATGTAATCCAGGACTTGTAACAAAAACTGCTGGTAGTTACTCTTATGAAATATCATTTGAGGGCGAATACATTAAACCAGAAGCATCAAAAGAATCTTGGGCTGAACTAAGAGATAAAATAAGATCAGTAGCAAATTCAGTTGTAGAATGGAGTATTACAACTACTTATGCTGATGCAAGTACAGATATTGATTATGGTACTGCAATCTTAACAGACTTATCAAAAGATGCACCTGCTGGTGATGAACTAATCACATTTAGTGGTTCGTTATCTGGAAGTGGAGAAATTGTACAAGTAGCACCTAATCCATAATATAACAACAACAAATGAATAAAATAACGCTAACAATAAATAACGAAGATGTAAATTTTCGTTTTGGTTTGGGATTCTTAGGTAAAGCACTTGAAGAACTAAATTTAAGTATTGATGAATTAGGTAGTAAGCTATCTGTAAATGTTTTTCTATATGCACCTAAATTAATGTACTACTCTTATGAGTATGCAATGCTTAGGGATGGTAAAACAGATATAAAAGATTACAATACTTTTGTAGATGGTTTAGATGATGATAATAGTTTTGTAAATGGAAATGTAAATAAGTTTTTAGAGGTGTTTACAAACTCATTAACTAAAGATGTACCAAAACAAAAAAAAGGTTCTGATACAAAAAAAAAATAGATTTAGATTGGCAATCTGATGTTATATCGGTTGCGATCGGAGAGTTAAAATGTCCGACCTTGACATACGTTTACGATATGACTTGGTCGGAATTTTGTATAAGGTTACACGCATATCAACGATTGGAGAAAAAAGAATGGTATAAAGTTAGAGCAATAGCGTACCAGGTTTATGTATCTAATTGGCAACACCCTAAAAAGAAACCTGTAAAAATAGACCAATTTATGCAACTTGAAGAAAAAGTTGCACCAACATTAACAGATGCTCAAAAAAAGGCTATAAAAGTAGCACAAGAGCAATATAAAAACAAGATAAGTGGAACAACTTAAAGTAGGTATTGGTGCTGACACTAAAGGGTTAGAAAAAGGATTAAAAGATGCTGAAAAAGCGTTAAGTACTTTTGCAACACGATCTAAACAGATTGAAGCACAATTAAAAAAGAACGCTATTGAAAGTTCTAAGTTAGGTGCTGAAATATCAAATTTAGAATTAGACTACAAAAAAGGTACTATATCTCAAAGTGATTTCGGTAGGGGAATGTTAAAACTTACCAATGCTGAAAAAACATTATCTAACGAATCCAAAGTTTTACGAAGTGATTTAGCTAAATTAAATGCAAGTAGTAGAGATTTAGGTACTAAAGGTATGGGTACTCTTAAAAAGGGTGCTGTTGATGGAGGTTCTGCTATGATTGCATTTAGTAGAGGTATTCAAGATGCACCATTTGGAATAATGGGTGTATCGAATAACATTACAAACTTAACAGAACAATTTGGGTACTTAAAAACAAAAACAGGTAGTGCAACTGGTGCTTTAAAAGCTATGATTCAAAGTGCCAAAGGTTTTAATGGTATTACTTTACTTATATCATTAGCTACATCTGCTTGGTTAATGTATTCTCAAAGTCAAAGAGGTGCAACAAAACAAACCAATGAATTATTAGATGCACAAAAAGACTTAATTGGTTCTACAATGCAAGAAATAAGTAGTGTAAACACATTACTTTCTATTGCGAAAAATGAAAACGAAAGTAAAAGACGTAGAGAATTAGCAGTTAAAAAACTACAAGAATTATATCCAAAATATTTAGGCAATATAACATTAGAGGGCATAAACACTGCTAAAACTAAAGAAAGTGTAGATAAATTAACACAATCATTAATACAACAAGCAAAAGTAAAAGGTGCACAATCAAGGTTAAGCGATTTGTACTCAAAAAGATTTGAAGTAGAAAATAAAAAAGCAACAGAACAAATTAGCATAATGCGAACTTTATGGGTTGGTGTTAAGAATTTTGGTAATGTTTCTAAATCTGCTATGGAGGGTGCTGCAATAGCAACCAATAATCAAAAAAACGAATTAAGTGAATTAGATAAAGAAATAGCTAAAGTAAATGGTAGTATTACAAAACTAATATCTACTGATTTTGATATAGATAAAATATTTGGTGGTAAAACTAAATTATTAGAAAGTTTCCAAGCAGAAACAGTAATACCAATAATAAATGAACTTGATATTTTTGGTAATAAAATAAAAGATAGTTTAAATAACGCAAATCTAAATTTACAAGGTCAAGGAATCGATTGGGCAGCAGCTTACAATGCACAACAACAATTAGAAGAACAATTAAAGTTGGAAAATAACTTAATGAAGTTAAACGAAAATCTTTCTAATATTGTAAACCAAGGAATATCACAAACATTATCTGGAATTGGAAATGCTATTGGAACTGCTTTATCATCAGGTGCAAACATAGCTGATGCTATTGGTAATGTATTACTTGGTTCTTTAGGTGGTATATTAACACAGGTTGGACAAATGGCAATAGCTATTGGTATAGGATTAGAGGCTATACAAATAGCGTTGAAGTCGTTAAATCCGTTTGTTGCTATTGCAGCAGGTATAGCTTTAGTTGCTTTAGGTAGTTATTTCAGTTCGCAATCACAAGCTATTGGAAATTCAATGGGTAGTGGCGGATCATCTTCATCTAGTGGTGGAGGTTCTTATTCTGCACCAAATATAGGGAGTGGATATTCTGCACCATCTTCAAGTGGTGGGTATTCTGGAAGTAGTAATGGTGGAACGGTTGTGTTTGAAATAGCAGGGCAAAAATTAGTAGGTGTATTATCTAATACACTTTCAAGAAATAGAAACTTAGGTGGAACTTTAACAATTCCTTAATCAAATAATAAATAAATGGCTTTTAGTTCAATTTACGAGTTTGAATATTACGATGCAGAGGGTGTATTAAATGAGTGCGAAATACACGAAGAAGATGGTGGTTTTCCTGTTGTACCAACTCAAATAGATGGATATGTTACCTATAATATGTCAGAGGTTAATATCGTTGATGAATCAATAAGAGGTGGTGGTATAACATTAAGTATTGAAGCATCAACCACAAGAACATTTAGTAATTTATATTCTGGTGTAGAAAAGAAGTTTAAAGTTTATTATTATCGTGATAGCGTTCTTAAATTTAAAGGGTGGTTAATTTCTGATGGTATTTATGAAGATTTTGTAAGTGATAAATGGATTATAGACATTGATGTTACAGATGGTTTATCATTCTTAAAAGATTTAGCTTATGTTGACACAAGTGGTTTACAATACACAGGTAAACAATCACAAATAGAAATAATATCTAATTGCTTACTTAGAACAGGATTAGCACAAAATATAAATACAAACATTGACATTTATTATACAGGTTTAGCTACAACTTTAGATGTTTTAGATAATGTGTTTTATAATACTGATAGATTTGTAAAAGATGATGGAGAAACTATTATGGATTGTGAAGAAGTATTACGCGATGTATTAGAGCCTTACAACGCTCAAATAGTTTCTTGGAATGGCGAATGGTGGATATTTAAAATAAATCAACTTTTTGCAGATGATACACCGACATTTTTCCAATATAATTTTTTAGGTACAAGTTATGGAACAACAACTACTGAAGATTTTAGTTTTGATTTAGGCAGTCAAATAGATAGCTATTATCCACATCATTGTAATTCAAACCAAGTAATATCATACAATAAAAGTATCGGTGCATATCGGATCAATTACAAATATGGTTTAGATTTAAGTTTATTAGAAAATGTATATTTAGCACATTCTGGTGGTACTATTTCAGAATGGACAATAAATTCATCAACAAACCTAACATTAAATACAAGTGGTTATGGTGTAGATTTAGATTTTGATGCAACTGCATCGGTAAAGAATCTAACAAGTAACACGATTGCTGTTTTAGCAGATGATTTAATTAACTACAATATAAAGTTTAAAACAACATCATTAACAAAAAACACAACTACTTTATTTTGGGGGAAATTCAATTATAAGGTGGTATTAACAGGTGGTAGTACTTATTACTATAATCCTTTTGCAGTACCAGCAGAATGGACACTAACAGATACAACTGCTTTTTCATTTGGTGGTGAATTAAATTCTAATACTGAAATATTAGTAGATTTACCTGCTGCACCGATAGCAGGAAATATAACTATTGAAATATGGACACCAGAACAAACGAATGATGAAACAGGTACTTTTTACCTAAACTACATAAGTGTATCACCACAAGGTGAATCTACATCAGATGGATTAAAACAAGGCGAATTTCATACATTCCAAAGGAAAAACAACCCATCAACAAATGTAAAAGATACTAAAACGGTAAATGTAGGCGATCAACCATCAGATCTTTACTATGGTACTATCTATAAAGCTGATGAAACAACACCAACTGAAACGTGGTTTAGAAAGGGTGTTACTGAAGCAAAAGTTATTCTGGAGTTAATGGGAGAGGAAACTATGATGTTGAGCCAAGATACATCAAGAGAGTTTACAGGTGATGTATATGGATTTGTAGAACCATTGTCTATTGTTACGATAAATAATGTAAGTGGTTTATTTATACCATTGTCTTTAGATTATAATTCTAAGACAAATATTACAAACGTAAAACTAAGACAAATCTTTAATGCAACACTTTCAGATTTAGATTACGAATTAACGTATGACTATGGAAACTCGGTTAAACCTACAATAAAGGGTTAAATTAATTTTAATTAAATTTGTATTTATGTTTACAAACGGTGGTTATAGAATTTTATATATAGATAGTGGTGCAGGTTATTTGCCTGTTGGTTGTTTAACAAGTCATTCATTTAGTGAAGAAAGTGAAACGTTAAACACAACGACAAGAGATAATGTAGGGTGGAATACAGAAGTGCCGACAAATCAAAGTTATAATATATCTTTTGATGGATTGGTTTTAAAAAATTTAAGTAGTACACAACAGACATACTACGATTTAAAAAACATAAAAAGAGATAGAACATTAATAGATTGGCGAATTGATGAAGATGAATATGGACGTGGTTACATTATTAGTTTAAGTGATGAAAATGCTATTGATGAAAATGTTAGCTTTACAGCTGAATTAGTTGGTTATGGAAAGCCAATTATACTAATAGATTTCATTTATGATTCGTATGTAGCAAGGTCGTTAGCTGA